GTTGCTAACAGTAACGCAATGCTTGGGTATTATCACGGCCCGTTGATTCAACAAGACTCTAAGACAAGCGGCTGGGATTATGTCGGTAGTGACACGGGAGAAGCAGACCAAAATGTTGAGGCTATGTACATAGGTATTTTGGAACGACTCACTCAGGTTTCCAGCCTACTTGGTCAAGACCAAATCGGTAGACAGGTCAGATACAGCGACGGTCGTCGTATGACTGGACCATTTGGCTGTCCTGTCAGAACGCTGAGGAACGCATCTACTACAACTCGCATGTACCCTAACGACGAAGCAGGTCAGGGCGTAGAAGAACTGGCCAAGGCGCATCGTCACTACATGGTTGACTGGTGGGGCAACACTCGTGGAGAAGATGTCAGGCGTTTCCCTGTGCGTGGATTCGGCCTGCGACCTTCTTGGGACCCCGAAGACGCTTATGCTGATACGAATGTAACACACAGGCCAGCCGCTCATGACTTGTTTGGAGGTGACGGTAATGACCGCTACAGCGGCAACGACAACAGCGACAACAACAACGCATCCAACATGGGTAAGGCTGATTGGTTCAATCCAGCCAGTGCCCTCAGAGTTGGTGACCGTGGTGACGGTCGTGGTGTACGCTGGCCTACTGTATTCAACGAAAGTCTACTGATGGCTGTCAGTGAGAAGCACGACGCTACAGGTCTCGTTCTCAGTCACAGTACAGCAGAGCCTATCTTTGGACAAGGACTTGTTAGGCCGAGCAACCTTGCTTTGCAGGATGGCGAAGTTGAACGAGGTATCAGTGACCGTGTTGACCTCAACTCCGATGACGGCCTGTTGAAGCCGTCCGCACATGTAGGTGAGGCTACGGAGACGGTCAATGCAGACGACAGAGGTGCCGAACCTGTATCAAGGAATGATGTCAGAATCGGCCTTGATGTGGACACACTATCTGAACTCAATGACGGAGTTTCCCGTGAGTATGTGGTCATGTCTACGGAGGCTCACGGTCTACACACTGACAAAGAAGTAGGACAGAGGACCAATATCCGTGGTGCTTACAACTCAGGCAGTCGTACCCTCAAGGACTTGGACATGACTGCTCTCAATTGGGCAGGACAGCCAGTGACTGGTGTTGTCAAGCATTCCAATGCTCATGCTATGTGGCCACTTGGTGGTACCTATGTGATGGATTGGAGCAAGCACTCCGGTGTGCTTGATGTCAAAAACTGGGGTACTATACAGCGTTTACCTCAGACTTCTTTGGAACTTTGGCTTAAGGCTGACTCACTTGATTTGGCGAACGGTGCCGCTGTAACTTCTTGGAAAGACTCAAGTGGTAACGGTCACGAGTTTGTACAAGCAAGTGCAAGTGCCCAGCCTGACTTTGTAGCAAGTGACAGCGACTTCAACAATCAGCCACTTGTTCACTTTGACGGAGACGACGCATTGGCCACTACCTTTAGTTCTGATTTGAATCCGAATAACTTTACTGCATTTATTGTTTCCACCGTTGATACTGATGATGGAAATTATCACGGTATTGTTGAAAATAGAGATGGAAATACTGGATGGATTCTTTACGCAAGGATGTCGGGTAGCACAAACTACTGGCAGTGGCGTACTGGGACAGGTAGTGCTATTACTACTATGTCTGCTGGGAGTAACACAGTTGTTCCAAACACTCCTTCAATCGTCACTTTGAGAATGTCGGGAAGTGACGGAGCAGGTGGCGGGACTACTACACAGAATCTCTTTGTAAACGGTGTTTCCGAGGTCACTTCAAGTGCGGTATTTACCAAAAAGACCGCTACCACCGCTATGCCTATCTTGGGTGATGTTGGTAGTTTTGAATTGACAGGTCAAATGGCGGAAGTGATTATTTATTCTTCGGCACTAAGTGACGAAGAAAGAAAACAAGTAGAGACTTATCTTGCGAACAAATACGGCATTACCTCACCCCACGGCGTACCGCTCACTGCCTCTTCAAATCCATACAGTGATGCTAACCATGACCCTGCATTGGAGAACATCAACTATACTGATGATGCTATTCAGTTCATCTACCGGCCTGCTCATGGTCTTGATTACAAACACAGTCAGATGTTCCGACCGTTCATTGATACGACAGGCCCACAGGCTGGCTCAAACTTCTTTAGGGCCACTGCCGGTGGTAAGTACGGAATGTTCACCAGTGATGTACCGAGTGCAAGGACAGGAACTCCGAGCAGTCCACCTTACGCACCCGTGTATTCTGTAGACCCACTACTACCAATACAAGCGTCAAGTTCAGGCCCCAAGATACAAGGTGTAGAGGTCAGTGGGTACGACAAGGCTGACATACGCTCTCCAGTGGCTCGTATGGTCATGTCAGAGAACACACTGGAACACTTCCGTTCTGACGCCAGCCGTCGCTCTACAGACGATGAAGAAGGAGACTATGAAGTTCAGCCGAGATTCAGCCAAACCCTACACCCAAAGGGTAGCAAGGGTGATGCATCTTATAACACTGGAGACCATAGCGGGGAGTGAGTGACATGTCGGCAATGGATGAGGCTTGGATGGTGCTGAAAGAAATGCGCCAAAGTAAATTGGGTGAGTATCATGAGGACTTCCCCAGTCCTTACGGTGAAGTGACTCAATACCACGGTACAGGAGAGGCGTATGCTCCGTCTATACAAAGGCAAGGACTTCAACCAAGATTTGGGAATTATGGGCATGGAGTGTACATGACGCCTGACCTTGCGGAAGCCCAGTATTACTCAAGAAAGCACCGATATGGCGGCTTACGCTACAATGGCCAAGAATACCAACAGAGCGAACCCGTTGTTTTTGGAGTTAGGGGTAATCAACTACCAATTGAACCCATGTCACCCGTAATATCGTTCCTTGATTCTGCTCCGGTACCCCCACAGCAACTTGTGAGGATTCAAGGAGGTAAAGAATGATGACGCTGGGTAAAAACACCATCACTGGCCGATTCAACGCAGACCAAGATTCTGTCATGAAGGTCATTCGCAAGCCACGGTTTGTTGACAACGCCGTACGACACGGTGAGTACACCAAAACTTCTGCTGGCTTTGTCGTCAACGCTCCTACGCAATCGGACTTCATGCCGACCACAGAGAAGCGTTACAAGTTAATTGAAGAGGAAGATACCATCCGTTTGCTTCACAACCCGACAGAGAATGTAAGATACGAAGGTGCGCTGTTCCTTGACGGCGATAAGATGACCACTGCGAGCACATTACCCGCACTGGCTGTCGGTGCAGAGGACAATGACCAAGCCCTCGTTGTATCACAGATTCAAGATGCTACCAAAGGCACGAGATTTAGATTGGAGAACCTCAAAGGTCGTAGTTTGCACTCCATGGGCTTCACCAATAAAGCCATCCATTTTGCTCAGAAAGTTGGCGTGGGTTTGCGGACTTCTGATTTGGCTCACCGTGTCGCAAAGGCAAACACAAGTAGTATCAACGGTGTGCGGGCTCGTACGCCCAGTCTCACATTCTTGGCTCAAGACTTCTTAGGCGTAGACGCCTACAGTGCTCTAAGGTACTTGTCAAAGCATGATGGGTACAGTCCCAAGTCTGACCGATTTGGAAATGTCTGCTATTTCCCTCAGAATCACATTGAGCGTGAATACTTTGTCGGTGAGAACAGAGTGTTGGGCGGGTCAATTGAAGATAAAAACGAGAATACGCCGAATCGTGTCGTTGTTAGAGGAAAAAGAATCGCTAACAATAAAGAAAATGTCGTTCAAGTAGACGATTTCGGCAGACAGCAAGACGGTATCAATGAAGTTCCCGGTGGAATACATGCACCTACGGCCATTACTAAAGCCAGTGCAAAGGTCATCGGTCAGCGTATGCTCAAGATGGCGAAGAACGCCACAGGCAGTCGCAGGTTAGTGAATGTAGCATCGGCCAGTCACATGCACCCCGGTGACATGGTGTCCTATCAGACTCGCAGTGACAACGAACGGTATGTCGTGCTGGGTAGTAAACTCAATCTTAACGAGAAAACCACCGAACTGCATGTCAACTCGGTAGATGTGACACTGGAAGATGTACTGCAACGCTTCCAAGAAATAGATGTAGCAGGTAGTTCCGACGCTAACGAAGAGCGTAACAGACAGTTCTCTGTAGAAGAGTTCAGTACATCCTTTGGCTTCAAGGTCAAGGTCACTTGGAAACTATCAGAGCGAGTGGACATGAATAGAGGTGTAGGTTACACAATTGGCCTCAATCGTAGGAACACCATCAACGGCACCAAGCAGTTACAGAGCACAGGTGTTCTCATCAACAACGGAGGTGGATATGCTATCGGTACAACCTCATTTACAGTGAACGGGACCAACGCTACAAGTGCATTTGGTACAGACAACCAAGCAGTGTATACTGCAAACGGTAACAAGTTAGGGCACATCCACCTTGCTTCCGTAGCATCAACTACCGTTGTTATCAAGTCAGCCAGTGTACACAAGGTGGACGACGACGAAGAGTTGTTCTTACTTTCATCTGCAAGTTTCGCAGAAGAATTGAATTCCCATCTCAAGATTGGCTCAGTACACAGTTATTTCTTAGGGAACAGGAGAGGATGATATGCCGCTATTAAACGAAGGGACAAGATTTTTGATTGACACACTGAAAGGTCGTATTAACGAAGTAGTGTTTGGTTTTGACGGCACTGTAGCGACTCAGGAAGACGGGGGCATCAGTAGCCCTGCCGTTGTCGTTACCCCAACCGTCAGGGTGGTAGATGACAATACGCTCTTTGTTGAAGCGAAACTTGCTTTAGATACTACCTTCACCCGTCCACTGAGAGAGGTTGTTATTAGGTACAAAAATCCCAGCGATTCCACTGACACTACTGACTTTATGCGATACACTTACAACTCAGTGCAGAAGACCAGCAACAACGAACTCCATTTCTCGGCAATCATTGAGGTGACAGTATGACGAATCCAAAAGCAGGACACATGAGCGGAAGTGGCTTTGGTGCAAACGCACAAGGTCTAAGAGACGGGGATGGATTAACCAGCCCCAGTTTGACTAACATCTACGAAGGACTACACGGTAATGGTATCATGAGGCTCGGAGACGGGGCTCGTGGAGACTCATTAAGGAACAGTATAGTACCCAACACTCCCGGCTACATTGAAATCGGTAGCAGTAAAGGGGAAGTCAAGGTATACGGTGGAAACTGTGTACTTGACGGAACAATGTACAAGTTTGCAGGCGGACAGGGGTCAAGTGAGACCTTTACCGTAGGGACAACAGGAGGAGGTGCGAACCATAGCGGAGACCTCCCCAGCGTACCGGGCTCAACCAGTGATGTATTCGTAGTTGTCTTCCTTGTAGGTAGAAACACGCCGGAAGCGCACTTGATGTACGAAATGGGAACACCAGCCGCACCCAGTAGTGGTACGCCTCTGATTCCCAACCGTTTTCTTTCAACTCCCAGCATCAGCGGCAACACTGACGGTAATCATCATCACTCTATACTTGGCGTGATAAGATATTCCATGACAGGTGGCGCAGGTAGCGTCACTGCTTCACTCAACACTACGCCTACGGTGCATGACAGGAGGACTTACATTCGTTCGTCTCCACTGTACCTGACACCCATGACCAAAGGGTCAATCGGCAATGTAGACACCGCCAACGCTGTCACTGACTTGGACGGGTTTTTCTCCAGTCCCGAAGACGGCGACCTTAGTGGTAGTACCTTCGGAGCCATATGGCAGACTCACAGAGTAGATGTGGCGGGTAACAAGCACGGCGCAATCTACGCCTCAATACCGAAGAATCTCAACAGTACGCCTGTAACAAGTACCTATGTGCTTGGTCCGAATCGTCTTGAGACAGTCACTACTTCGGGGAATGTCACCTTCACCTTTGACCAAGCCAATATATGGATTGTCACTACGGACAACAACAGAACCATCAACCCTACTGGTGCATTCGGGGTAGGGCATGTCGTTGAAATCTACCACAAGGCTGGGTCTAATACCCTACACTTTGATTCAACGAGTGGCGGTCACAGTACGAGTACCAAAATCAATGTAGATGTCGCCGTCAACCAGTACGCCAAGTTCATTTACGATGGCGCAAACTGGCATAAGTTAGACTTGCATACGGTGAGTTGATGGGTGGCTTCGTAGACCTTCTCAAGCAGAAGTGCGAGAATTGTAATCTCAAGGCTCTGCCTCTCTGTATTGTAGGTAACTACATCAGCGGCGAGAAGGCCGTTATTCACCAATGCCCTTCGTGCGGTTACATACGCTTTCACGGACAACTTGGCTTCAAAGGCGAGCGCAAGCGCAAGGCTAAACCTGTAGCGAAACAAACCGGCGGTCGGTTTTCTCGTTATCTTTTGAAGAAAAGCAAGCGGGCGTAGGAGGAATTGAACCCCCATCTCCGACTTAGAAGGTCGGAATGCTATCCGTTACACCATACACCCAAGTTGGACTTACTCTCGCTTTC